CTTGGACACCTTGAACACCTTGTGTGCCTTGAGTACCTTGGTTACCCTGAGCACCCTGGACTCCTTGAACACCCTGTGTACCTTGGAGACCTTGCGTACCTTGGACACCCTGTGTACCTTGTGTACCTTGGTTACCTTGGGCTCCTTGGACACCTTGAACACCTTGTGTGCCTTGAGTACCTTGGTTACCTTGAGCACCCTGGACGCCTTGGACGCCTTGAGTGCCTTGGAGACCTTGCGTACCCTGAACACCTTGTGTTCCTTGGGTTCCCTGGTTACCTTGAGCACCCTGAACGCCCTGAACACCCTGTGTGCCCTGCAGACCTTGCGATCCTTGAGCGCCTTGAATGCCCTGAACGCCTTGTAAGCCTTGTAAGCCTTGGGAACCCTGAACGCCCTGAACGCCCTGAACGCCTTGGGTTAACTCAACAGTTTTAACAATAAGGTCGCCGTCCGCAATACCGGAAGCATACCAATATTCAACAACGGCACCAGAAACCTCAACGCCTACTGTTAAACCCTGGTATCTTGTTGCAGAAGAGATACCTGAGTTTACAGCACTCGTACTTGAATATGGACCGTATCTAGAGTCCGTTGGTTTCGGCGCATTAATAAATAAGTTATCATTAAGATTTATAGCCATATTTATGAGTTCCTTAGTTGCATGGAATCTGAACCGGTACTTGTTGCATAGTTAGTGATGTAGATCTTGTAGCCAACGTTACTCCAGAACCCGTCTGAACTAGTAACGTTTTCTACTCCTTCTGTACCAAACAGATTGGAGGCGCCACCGATACTACCATTATTCAGAGCGTTTACATACCAAACAGTCTTAGAAGTTGAAGTGTTTGGAATAGCAAACCAAAGATACTCTGAACTAGCATTAAATGTAATAGTAATAGTTCCAGTAGAACTGGCTACAACTTTAGTCTTGCTTCCATACTGAATTGCCGTAGCGACATCAGCAGGAGTCAATGTGCTAGCTGAGACACCCCAGAAATATGGATAAAGACCAGTAATAGTTGGTGAGCTTGAAGCATCATTAACTGTACCAGCAACTCTTGAGCCGTCTAGGTTACTAAGAGCATTGCCCTTATTGTCGTAATAGGCTCCTGTGCCAGCATCATGAGCCACGCTAACGGCCCAATTATTAGCACCTGCAACCACAGTAACAGAACCTAGGCTTAGGGTATTACCAGCTTGTGCTGTTGAGCTAATACCTGTACCTGTGAATGTATACTGAGTTGCTGCGCCAACAAGAGCTGGGCCAGCAGTACCGTCGCCATTAGTGATGCTGCCTGCACCAAAAGTTGCAGTAAGGTTTCTAGTATATGAAGAGCCAATCTCCAATGTTCCAGCAGTACCATCAACGGCTAAGGAAACCGACTTGTTACTGGCAATACTAGCCAATAGAGTTGGGAACAAAATATCATCAAGAACCTCAACAATACTCTTAGTCTTCCATACAGAAGCAGCAGTTCCGGCACCGGCACCACCAACTTCTACATTGGTTACACTATCTCCGATAGTTGTATTATAAGTAGTATCAAGTAGACCTGAACTAAGAGAAAGACCTGCATTAGGAGCAACACCTGTAATACTACCGGCATCACTAAGCAGCTCGCTTACAGATGTCTTGTATACAATACCACTTTGCTCAACTACTACATAGTCACTGCTTGTAATAGTAGTAATCTCATCAATACCTGGTATAGTCATACCAGAGCTTACAACAAGATTATCAATAGTCAGGCTCATATTTGGCTCTGACACCCAGCTTAGACCACTAGCAGTAGTCTCAAATCTACCTAATTGACCGACACTAGATAGTGGATCACCACTGTAAAATACAATGAGGCCACTACCTGGTGTTATTAGTATATCAGACATACTTTTAAACTCCTCAGTTAGCTGTAAAATTAAGCTTCACGCGTTCTGCTTTATTTTTACACCAACTCTGTTCAAAAAATGTACTGAGGAATTTTTTCTAATAGTTTTTGTCTACAAGGATAGCGAGAATCTTCAATTATTCCATCTTCGTTTGTTGTGTTTGTATTGTCTAAGTCTTCTGTAAAGAGAGGTAAATTATAGGTTTCTCCTAGTCCCTCAAACACTACATTCTCAACTATCGGAAATAGATCTACCCATTCTTGACTATTGTCGTTATGACGTATGTAGCAGGTTGGGACACTCAGATCAAAACCATCTTCTCTATAGTAGTTTTTAACCATCATCTCTGCATGACATCTCTTTATTAGATAAACTTGAGCCCCGAGATCGTGATGCTGTTTATGTCTAAGGTGAAAAGTCATAGTCCAGGGTTGTTCTCTAATCTGGCAAAGTTGAACACAAGTCCAGTCTTCTGGTAAACTTTTAAATAAATTAGACCACGTAAAGTTCCATAAGTTTATAGTTGACAGGTCTATATCGTCTTCTATGACCAAAGCGCATTCATGATCTGTATTCTCTAGCCAATACTTATTGGTTAGTATGTGAGAAGTTGTAGGGCCGAAACTATTCATTAATATTCTGTCGGTATGCTTGCCTGTGATTTTCCAGTCGTACTCGGCAAATCTCTTATAGATACAGAAATGAAAATCTTTTATTCCGAGTCGCTGGAACTGACTATACAGGTTTTGTCTTCTTGATACCGACTCCTCTATGCTGACCACATAAATAGGAGGAAGATCTTTAAGTTTATGGGTAGGTTGCGTCATTGTTGATGTATACCATGAACTGACAGTCATAAGAATCTACAAAACTATCGTCATTTAGATAGCCTTCTAGATTTATCATTTGATCAGGAACTATGTTTTGTCTGCTACATGAGATTATCTTGTAGTTTCTAAACCTTGGGAGGATGTTGTCTCTGAACCGTTTCCATTGTTCTCTGTTGCCTTCATAGTTCAAATGAAACTCAGCGGCAATAAACATCACATTATTTTTTAGATAGTCAACATTTTCTGAAGAGAAAACATCATACTCTGATCCTTCTATGTCAATCTTAAGATAATCAATGTAAGATAGATTGTTTTCCTTTACAAACTGAGCAAATGTCTTGCATTGTATGTCCTCGCCTTTGGAAAACGAATGAACATTTTCTGGAGAGGAAGTGATTGCTTGGTTGTGATACTTAATGTCAACGTCACGCTCATTCCTTCTTTGAGTGTTTTGTATGGCCAGATCCATAAACTTACTTGAAGATTCAACCACATGTAATTTTTTGAGTTTCTTTCTCAGAGCCATTACAGAAAAAGCCCCAACATTAGCACCCAGATCAACAACCACATCACCGTCTTCTACAGACTTCCAATAGTCGTAAACTTTTTCAAGATGTACTTCTCTATAGATAGTAGCGCGATCCCACTCGTTAGAATCACCCCAATCAAGATCTGCTATTCGGTTCATACTCCAAACCCTGTTGATATCTATCATGTCTGGATGAATCCACCAATCTTCAAAACTATAGCCGTCAATGGGGCTAACATCCGGCACAGCGAGAGCATAACCCTTGGACCACAAATACTCTCTAGCTTTTTGTTTAAATGTCTGAGTGGTATCTACATAGTCGTCATGCTCATAAGTTATTACAGCAAAACGATACTTGTCAAAGGGAATCTTGAGTAATGCTTCGTAGGTATCTTCGGATGTCTTGATATCAAGCTGTAGATAATCAATGTCTGTGGTGCCGCAATACTCTGTCAGTAAAGCGTCGTAATCTGCTTCTAGGGCATTTATTTTGAGGCTTTTATTTTTCCTGTATTCGTTGTAGTTTTGAATCATGTCGTCGTTGAGCTCTAGGCCAACACCTCTCCACCCAAACTGCTCTAGTAGCGCAGAATTATTCGTGTAGTAGGGAAATGCTGCTCCAATTTCAAGGTATGTTCCGTTTTTCTTTCCGTTGTGACAATACAGAGCGAACATATCTTGTAATGCCTGTGAGTGATTATGGTCTATTTCTTCTATTCCATTAAACTTATAGATCCACTGCCACTTATTATCTTTATCGTCATACTTCTGAATAGTCTTCCATTCTGGAGCCATACCTAGACCAGTCAGTCTTCCTCTTAAATAGTCCCTCTGTTCGTCATCAAGCTCATGCAGGTGTTCCTTAAGAATACGCTGTAGAGTAATTCTGGACTCTTCTGGTTTATCCATGAGCCAAGCAAAATGAGATTTCAGAAATAGAACCTGAGCTGTATTAGCTAGTTCTAGATACTCAAACTTATTGTTGACATTATCCATATGAGAAAGAGCAAGGTTTGACCACATGTATCCGTCTATGTTGGCGTTCTCTGCTTTACACAGTTCTGCTAAGTGATAGTATGGTTCTGGACGATCCGGATACTGGGCCACTAGCCCCTTGTAGATACTATTTAGAGTATAGTTTCTGCCTCCTAGAGCTCTATAGCAGAAAGCAACATGAAGCATAGAGTTGAACCTCAGATCTCCTTCGCTGTGTTCTGCCGCCCTCAAGAAAAAACTTACAGCCTCGCCATAATGCTTGAGCATGTAATAGTTTACGCCAAGATTATAACACTTTAATGGATTGGTTGGGTCTTGAATATAATCGTGTAATAGTTGTTTATTTATCATAGTCCTGTAAGCTCGTCCATTAGTTTTGTTGGTATTTTAGCTAGGTAAGCTGCGTTGTCCTGATAACCGAATGTACAGATGAATTCTCCCTTGTGGATCGTAAGTCCCACGCAAAACTCAATCTTACCATTCATAAAAGTGAAGGGTTCTGATCTATGAACTATGTTCCAGTCTTGATCCCACACTATAACTCTGTGCCAATAATCAGCATCTTTTCTTCCTGCTTCAGAGTAATAGAGATCTACTTCATGTGTGATGCAGATACGGTGGTTCTTGTATGGAATGACCTGTGATCCACCACGAAGATCTCTGGTTCCTATGTCTTTGAAATCTTTTGCTACTACTGTAGTGGTTGTTTTTGTATTTCTGTCGTACTTAACTACTTCTGTAGCGTTAGTCCATTTTACCCAGTGGTATGGCATATCAACAACAGGCATCCAGTTCTTTTCACAATAACTGTCGTCTGGTGCCGGAGCAGGCATTCTTTCTCTGGATACTTCTCTAACCTTGTTTCCTTCCGCCTGTATTTCTACAAGCTCCATTCTTCCAACACCATTTGGTGTGGTGTCTCTACGAACGCCGCACTGCCACAACTTATCATCCCACCAGATCAACCTAATGTCTTCAAGGCCCACAAACTCCCATTTTGGAGGCACATCAAGTTCTGAAGTGTCTACACAAGCCCAAGCAAAAATATTATAGTCATCATCTAACTGACAGAGATAGTTGTATGTTGTCAAGGTCTGATCTGCTTCTGGATGCAGATAGGCGAGAGGACCAAAAGAGTGCGCGTTCTTCATTTTCTCTGCATGATAAAGAACATAGTTGAGATTTCTGATATTTACCAGAAGCTGATCACCTACGGATAAACAGCTTACATTGGCGCTGGCTGGTGCTTTTAAGTCCTCAACAGGAAGAACTAGGGGTATTATGTCCCCTCCCTGATTTAAAATATCTTGTCCTAAAATTCTCATGCTTTTCCTATGGTTCTACAACTAGATCCGGGATATCCTTTCTGATGGCAGTAAAATCCCAGAAAAATTCTAACTCTTCTCCCTTAACGGGTTCTGCTACCTTTATAGTAATACGATTTTTGCTGATGTCAATCTGTTCTGTATAAAGAACTTTACCATGACCATAATTTGATAGATATACTGCACAGTTTTCTTCTTTTACAAGGTCTTTTATGTACTTTGGAAGCCTGACTACACATTTACCATTTTTTGTTTTTGCTCTACCTGTAAGCCTAACCCCATGATAAGGAGACTCCAAGCTACCATAAACAAGTCTAGCATTTTTCTTGCTCGGGTGAGGAATATCAAAGCTTTTGCTTACAGCACTAAAGGCTCCTCCAAGATCCATACCTCCGCTCCACTGAAGCTTACCAGTTAGGTTGTATAATTTGTTTGTTGCTGAGGCAACTGTGGTACTTGGCATTTCTATAGTTGGTACTGACATCGTGGGTTCGCTTCCGCCAACCATACCAAAAGTAAAATCAAGATTTCCTGTAGCTATACCTGTAGCGTCTTTATAGATAACTTGATTAGCAGACCCTCCTATCGAAACCCCTGACCCTGCTATACCTTGTAAGCCTTGTGTTCCTTGCTGGCCTTGAATGCCTTGTGTTCCTTGGTTGCCTTGTACCCCTTGATTACCTTGTGTTCCTTGAACTCCCTGTGTACCTTGAACGCCTTGCAAGCCTTGCAAACCTTGTGTTCCTTGGTTGCCTTGTAGTCCTTGATTGCCTTGTGTTCCTTGAACACCTTGTGTTCCTTGCGGACCTTGTAAACCTTGAAAGCCCTGAGATCCCTGAAGACCCTGAGAACCCTGCGTACCTTGAACACCTTGAGGACCAATAGGACCAGGAGTTCCTCCTCCACCTACCGTATAGGAAAGCCCATTCCAATGAGTTACTCCGTCTCCAATTTTTACTTGTCCTGTATCTAGATTTAGACCAAATTCTCCTTCATGTAAAATACCTCTTCCTAGTATGTTCGGAGCAGCTGCCCAATTTGCTGCTATATCTCTTCTAATTTGTATTCTGGCTTTGATTGGCATTTCTGCTCCTTGATGTTAATAGCTTTTCCGAAGTATTACAATGTAACTATACACCTACGATAAAGAAAAAAAGGACCACCGATTACTCGGTGGCCCTTATCTTTTTTACTAATTAAAGCAATAACTTAGAGAGAGCCAAGAATAACTCTACGGTTATCTAGAACCGCAAAACCTTGCTCTGCCCATCCGTAAAAACCGGCTCTCTTCTGACGATGCAGTGCTTCGTCCTCAAAGATCTGAACCTGCTCACGAACTGGCATAATAAAGCTATCACGCTTGCTCTGATCAAGACCAACTACAATCTCAACATCACCAGCTGGAAGACCGCCAGCGAGAACGTTGCTGTAGTATAGCTGATATTCTTGACCTTCGCCAAGTTCATCAAGAGAATGAAGATTTACGCCAAAGATTCTGGTTAATACACCAGCACCATCGTTGGCAACATAAATCTCACGACGAGTAACTTCGTCAACCTGATCAATGCCCCAGTTGCGAATGTCTTCCATTGCTTCTGGTGATACATAAAGATCGGTTAGCTGAGCGCGATTATTGCTGGTGCTGTTTCCACCACCATTACGACGCATAACTGTCTTCATAAGCGAAACAAGACGCTTGGTAAACTGACCAGCACCTGCGTCTGAATCGTATACTACAATGTTACGGTCAACACCAGCTGCAAGAAGCGTGTGCCATCCGTCATCGTTCATCTTCTTAACAAAGCCATTCTCAAGAACTTCCATAGCACGACCAACGATATCCCAACGGGCATCACGAGCATACTTTAGAAGCCAGTCAATCGCATTAGCGACGTCATAGGTTGGAACCATGACATAGTCGCTCTCAATGTGACGCTGTGGAATGTAACCATGATTAGGAATCGTATAAGCAACGAAATCCTTTTCAGTACCTGGAGCAAGAAAATCTAGTGGAAATTCTGGAGCGGCACCTGGGGCAAGCTGAATAGCTTCAAAGATACCGCCAAGAATATCACCACTAAGAATCCCCTGACGAAGAGGTAGCTCTAGTGCCTTTGCAAACTCATTTGTTGCTGCTAGGGCTTCCTCTCTGCGAGCAGAGCCAGACCTTTTCAGAAGATCGGTAAGCTCTGGTGTTGGTTCAAATCTATTTGCCATTGTTATGTTCTCCCTTTCAATAAGTTATACGATGTTGATGTCTACTTTAGCATAACCATCAGCGTCCTTAGCACTAAGGAAACGACCGACGACAGCTGAACCAGCAACAGTAGTTAGGTTGCCGCCAGCTACGAAGTAGGCTGGAGCACCTGCAGCAGGAGTGGCTCCTGCATCAATCATGTTGGTGGTTACAAAACCCTGACGAAGAAGAGTTACCTTTGAACCCTTCTGAACTTCGTCCTTAAACCAATTCATGTGTTGTCTGGTCAAATCAAGATCAACAACATCATTAAGCAATAGTCCAGCAGGAGCCTCGCCAACTGCGGCTGGAGCAGCAACGACTGCGTTGGCGTCGTCCATAGCAGGACCGACACCGTCGGTCTGATGTGTTACGACACCGCCTCTTTCGGCTGTGGTGTTCATAAAGAACGAGATATCTGTGTAAACTTCGTTACGATCTGGTTTTAGAGCCATTATTATTCTCCCTTGTCTAAAGTTTTACCTAGGCGGTTGTATACAAAATCAATTAGAGCTGCTCTTGTGCTTTCCATCTCATCCTCTGATTCGTCCGAACCAACGGTGATGTCAGCTTCTTCTGCAACTTCTACATTCTCAAGTGCTTCAGAAAGCTCTTCCTCTTCGGAAGCCTTCTTCTTCATCATTTCTTTCTTGTCTTCTTTTTTGTCGTCCTCAGACGGTGGCATCTTTGGCTTCATAGCAGCCAATAGAGCAACCACACTTTCAAAGGCTTCGTCTTCCAAAGAAGCAAACTTCTCAACTTCAGAAGCAGCAGCTTCATTTTCGAGACCGGCTTCAATCAATGATGCCATTCTCTTCATATTCTTTTCTTTCTTCTTCATCTCTTCTTCTTTGTCCTTGTAAGCAGCAAGAGACTCAAGGGCTTCGTCTAGCTCAGCCTTCATCTTCTGCTTGTCTTCGTCCTTTTTCTTCATTTCTTCTTCGTACTTCTTAGCAGCTTCTTCCTTCTCAGCAAGAAGTGCTTCTAGAGATGACTTCAACTCAGCAAGAGCTTCTTGCTCAGTCTTTAGTGATGTTTCGAGCTCGGAGGCTTGAGCTTTAAACTCATCACGAGCAGCATAAGCTTCCTTTACTAGTTCTGTACAATCATTCATGGCTTCTACCTTATCGTTAGTGTTTAAATTTTTTGAACTCATTGTTGCCTCCTGAGTGGCTTGTATAGGTGATACACCTTCTGTTTCGTTTTCCAAATTTTTATTTTGTTCCAAAAACTTGAAATCTTCTTTCTGAAAAATAATACTCTCTGGGTTGGCTGGTCTATCAACAAAACCTTTCCCAGAAAATGTTATATTTCTAAGAACTCTTCCAACTTTATGATTTTGAAATTCACCGGCGCCACCATAGGCCCTGAGATGTTTTGTTAAATAAGCAGTTGCTTCTTCTCTGGGCAAAACCTTAAATTCACCAGTTGACAAATTCTGAAGACCGTAATCAAAACCATTAAAGAAACATTCCATACTTACATACTTTGTTCCGTTTTCAATCTGCTCAATCAACTCGCTAGCTCTACTCTTTAGTTCTGGGTCGGTAAAGCCAGTGTAAATAACTGATGCAGTTAGGACCTGGTACTTGTTTGGTAAATTGTCAATAGGAGTATCTTTATCTATAATAACTCCTTCTTGGGTCATTGGCCAGTTAGCAACTATGTGACCAACTATTTGATTCTCTTGATGTTCTATGTTTGTGGGCTTGTGTTCTGGAGTGTCTTTTGCAGCCCATACTTCCTTGGGATCAAAAATGTCATCATTCTTGTTCCAGTCTGTGCTAACTAGTATACTCTGGGTATAATACAAATCTTTATCCTGAACTCCTGCAATAGCCTTAATCTCTTTTGGTTTGGTCTCGGACGATTTCTCTATTTCGCAGGCATAAGTGAAACTGGCATTTGCCTTAATCTGCTCTTCCAGTCCATCTTGTTTTTCTTGTTCAAAAATTTGCATATCTTATCCTTTCTTTTTGATGTAAACTATTTTTACACCGTGCTTCCATAAAAGAAGGCTTTGCAGTATTTTGTTTCTTCTGCTGTCATTGGTCTGGACATTTCTGTTGAAATCATTCCGATAAACTTCGCACAGTTTTGGTATCGGTTTTTACTTTCAATACTATCAATAGTATTGAGTTTATTCAAAACCATTTCTTCGGTTATGTTTTTTCCTGGCTCTAAAGATAAGAAGATTTTAGTTTTCGTTCTCTCTGCTTCGCTATACTCTTCCGACGATAAACTTCTCATATTCTTTTTACCGTAGAACTCCAACAAGCAAGGGTTTATTATCTGAGAAATTTTCTCTTGAGCCTCTATAGCCCAAATCTGAACAGAAGCATTTTGCGGGATGCCTGGTTGAGGTTTGAATTCTCGTTGCTTTCTTTTTTCTGTGTCTGGAGTTCCTTGTGGTCTTCCATCTTGACCTGGAGGTTTAGGTTCCGGTTTAGGTTGACTTTTCATCTTCTCTATTTCAGATTCAGTCTTGAGTTCAATCGCTGTCTTTTCTCCTTCTTTCTTTTCCTCAAGCTGTAGTCCGACCTCACTAGGAGCAGCAAGGCCAAGCTGTAGAGCAATCTTCCTGAGCCCATCGTTAAACTCTGGATCGTGATAAGGACTCGCTTTGTTAACCATCTTAGTGGACTTTCTCTCTCTAGTTTCTTTGTTGATTCTGGACTTCTCAAGGTCTGGGTTGAAACCAAAGTTGGTTTGTAGTAACTCATCACTGATAACATTTCTGTCAGCGAGCTGAATCAATAATGCTTTTTCTGCTTCTTCGTTGCTAAGATCCATTCTTTCAAACTCTATAACTGCTGGCTGCTTGAAGCCCATAGCCTTTTGAACCATTCTGATTTCTTTGTCCCAGAACTCTACAAGGATTCTTCTTCCGTACTGGAGTCGTTGGGTAAGAGTTTTGAGACTAATGAAATTGTTGGTAGTGCCAGCGGCACCGAAAGTACCAGTGAGAGTAGGAGGAATTCCGAGTCCCGCATAAACCATGTTGAGATGAGGCACATACTTTTCTTGCCCTAGGAACTGGTAAACGTTTGATTTGCTTTCAATCAACTCAATGTCTGGACCCCAAACAAGATCCATCGTGCCTCCACCAACATTGTTTTGTAGAATACTGCTCAACTTACTAGCAGCAGCACTGGTTGGAGCGATCTTGTGCTCAAGGCTGCCTAGCTTGAAAATTCGGATATTGCTAATCGCACCATCAAGAGCAGCAAGGTCAGCCAGCTTGAGTTTCTCAATCGTGTTAATGTCGTCCATAACACTATAAATAATAGGATACGCCCAAACTTGCCAGTCGTCTTTCTTATAGTGATGAACCAATGTTTTTTCTGGATCAAGAAGATAAGGCTTCTTGGTTTTGGCTGCTTCAACCAAAGCATCAGGCAATTGAGCTATAACAGATCTTTCTGCTTCTGTTTTTGGGTTGTTGATGAGTTTTCTGAGCTGTGCTGGAAGAACTATTGAGTAAGCTTTGTTCGCTAGAAAGTTAGACAAGCTTCCACCAACAGCATCAACATACATGGGATCAATAAAAGTATACTTCCAGGGGATCTCTCTCTTCTCAGTTTTTGGAGTTATATCCTGATAGGTAATAATCTTATCTGGCGATGCAGAACTCTTGTACATTTCTTTTTCTGTCTTTACGCTAATCCTGGCTGTCTGTCTGTTTACAACCACATTGCCCAAACGATAAAGAGTATTGAGAAATCTCTCGCTTCTGTCAGCGCCATGTATCTTGGCAAACCAGTTACGATAAAACTTTTCTATTCTTTTGTTTGGATGAGAAATGCGCACACCTTGACTAGCAAAGTCGCCCATCAAATCAATAACATTTTTTACTAGCCCAACTCTTCCATAGATAAGATCAGCATTTTTAAGAATACCTTTGATCTTCTTTGGTACTGCTTCGTCTGGCCTGAAAGCTTCATAGTCTGCTCTATTAAATCCTGGTCTACCGCTGGTTGGTCCTGTGGAAAGATTGCTCCAATCATCTATTGGCCTTCCGTATCTTCCTCCAACCGTTCTTTCAATACCACCAAACTCTCCAAGGCTTTCCGACGCCAAATCCAGCGCCGTTCTTTTGTCAGCTAGGTTAGAATCGTCCCATGTAACATAGGCGTTTTCGGTTTTTTGTTCTGAGTCTGGTATTTTTGGATTTTTCATTTTATGTCCGATTGTATTGAAAGCGATTGCAATACTTTTACTTACACCTTATCTGTAAATTCCTTGGTATGCTGAACCATCCATGCCTTCTGTGAACCACTGTGGTCCTTTGTATAAAGCTTCATCCTTTTCTTTCCCGTCCATTGTGCGTAGATTCGCACCAATAAGATTATAGTCAGGGCGAGCAAGTTCTCTATTCATTTGTCTCGCTATCATATTAGCTATCACTAAAGCGCTATAACGGTCCTTGCGAAGCTTTCCTTTCTTTCCGTTCGGAAGCTTGATGTCTGGAGTATCCCACTTATCTCTTCCTCCTACTCCTGTACTGGTTTGAGTCATCACAATGGTAGTAAGTTCATCCTTCAAATCTTCTATTTCTAAAATACATTCTGTCTCATTATCATAGACTTTTTTTATTTCTGTGTCAAGTATATCTCCTCCTTCTTTAGCTATACTAAGACCAAGACTCAGATCATCAAATCTCGGGAACAATAATACTTTATCCTCAAAGTCTTTTCTTAAACCATGATTAGCTTCTGCTGTCCAATCTGCCTTTGCAAACTGGACCAATTCTAGGATATGTAAACCGGCCTGGTCATCTGTCTCTTTTGGTTTATCATAATCAATAATTGGCCAAATAAGATTTTCTCCTTCTAGCATTCTGCTCGGATCATGAAGAGCCTCTTCAACTGCAACACCTCCGCCCTGAGCATCAATACCTATTCTTTCACACGGAAACACCTTCATGAGATCTCGGATCTTTCGCGCACAAAACCCATAGAAGTCATGCTCTCCCACCAGACCCGTTTTCTGACGGTCTTTAAAATTGCTACGATTAGTGGTCCAACAATAAACAATACGTGTATGATCACCATGTAGCTCTAATACAACAATACTGAAATTATCTTTCTCGGATGCGGGGTCAATACCATATACATACTTATACTGAGGATTACCGACTGTAGACACATCAAACAATACTGGCTTATCTCTAATGATTATTGGTTTTTCTTCGCTACACACACAGCTCTCAATAAGACTACGCTTAAAGAACCCATCGCTATCAGCTGTGAAACAAGCGGCGTACTCCATGTTATAAATACCGGTATGAATCGTGGCTTTGGCTCGTGCAACCTGTTTATCATCCATGAATCCTTTTGGAATAAGCTCGTAAGGAATTCTTATTATGGAGTAATCTTTCCAGTTAAAATTCTCAGGAGGATCATTGCCGAATATTTCTTTTAGTTTGTGCGGCTGTCCTTTGCTGTTGATGATACTCTTGTATCTACGCCAGTATTCAGCAAAGTGTTTAAAGCTATAATCAGCCGTACCACTTATAATCGCCTGATTCCCTTTCTGAATCTGAACAGCTTCAAGCTCATCGGTCCATAGTCCAGCTTCTCTCATCTTTTTCTTGCGAGCTTCCTCTTTCACGTTTTGGATTGGGCTTGCTGAGACTGCTGCAAAGCCCGCCACCACCGTTTCGTATATATCCGGACTAATACTCGCAAACTCATCAGCAATAATAGTATGCGCACGGAGACCTCTAATCTTACTATTATGAACACAAATTCCATTAGCATTATATTCGTGCGAATTTTCTACTTCAATATCATAAGTATAGTTCTGACTATAAGATATAGATTTTACTGGATCTAATAATGTTTTTTTATAATACTTTTCTTGTGACGGCCATCTTTTTTTCTGAGCAATAGCCAGTTCAAGTTTTTGTTGTTTGCGAGATAAGCCAAAACCAATTTGATCATAAAACTTCTTAACGTTAACTCCATTAATCAACAGCTCATAAATAGTGCTCCACTTGTTGTTTCTGTTGCGGCTTCTTAAAGTAGAAACTATGCCATAATGTAGTAAAATGTAATGAATTTGCTTCATTAATTCTTTAGAAGTATTAGTCAAAGAAACAGTTATGGCTGTACCACCTTTTTGCTTATTAACTTGAACATGTCCGTCGGTATCAAATATTCCTCTAAGACAAGAAGACATAATGTGCTTGGGCGATTGTAGTATTTTTTCTGGCAAATATTTATCTTTAGTATAAGTAATATCAATTTCCCATTTATCCATCCAATCTTGAGCATCTTCAATGCTGTGGTGGTTATAATGAACTGTGTCAGAAGATTGGTTAAATTTATATCCTGTACCAACCTCCAGTGAATGAACTAATTCTTTATCCTGAGTCGCATAGCTTAGTTTATATTTGTTTGTCCAACAACCATCACCTATCATTAATCCCAAAGCATATGCTTCGTCTTCTGTAACATTAGTTTTGCCTTCGTGCCATCTTTCTGATGAATCTATTAAAATTTGATCGTTCGTATTAATTTCATCTAATCTTTTCCAAATTATTTCGTTGTTCTCTAAAACTTTAACTTCATGATTATGTGTGCCTTCTATGCTAAAGCCCCTTTTAGTTGTAAGGATAATAGTATCTTTAAAACCATTATATCTTTTACTTCTACTTTTTTCAAATTTATTATTATCCCATATTTCACAATCATTAATGGTATCTAGTTCTTTTTCATAATCAAGATTAAACAATGATCCAAGAGTTGTAAAACCATCCTTTAAGGTTATCATAGTATCAGATGTTAGACAGCCATCGCCCATAGGTACAGCAATAGCCCAGCTATCACCGAGGCGGATAGTACACCTGTCCACATCTCTTCTTGGTCCGTCATCATTGCTACTAAATATGCTCCTGATTATGGGTGCTGTACGCCACATGTTTTCCATATACTCAAAAATAACTTTTGACTGTCTGAAAGCCGCGCCAACAATAACAATCTTGGTTCCTGGTACCAGAATACATTTCAACATGCTATAAAGTGCTAAGCTAAAAGATTTACCGAAACCACGACTTGCTATAAACATAGGAAACGGACGAATCCAAAGCTCTTGAAGCAAAGCAACCTGGATGGGATGAAGTTCTATTCCGAATAGCAATTTCGCCGTAGTTCCAAAATACCTGGGATTTCTGAGATGTCGTAGAAGATGCAGGTCCGGACGTTCTATGTCTTCTTTGGTTCTTCCGAACAAAGGATTATCTGGTAGTATGAGCTTGTCTAGATCGCCAAGGCCCAGCCAGGCATCATCATAGATTGAGTTGTTCTTTTTTGTGTTTTTCATAAACTGTTCTCATTATCCTGACAGCCATCTTTTCTGCATTATCACTGTCACCACAGAACACCACATGTATTCCATAGTCAATCTCAAACTTGCTGATACACTTGAGAATATAGTTGTTTGAAACTCTAAGTTTATCCCATAATCGCTTGGGAATGTCGCTACCAACAGGAAAATCATACACGTCTTGTAGATCAAATTCAAAAAGCATAAAGCGATAGGGTATCTTCTGCATTCTCTTTAGGAAAGCTGGAAATCGCGTTTCGGTAATGTTGTTGGCAATCTCGCTAACGCTTTGTTTTCTTTCAATAGCCAACACATCTTCTAGACCCTCTATGCTATAGTCTCCAGTGTCTAGTTTGAGTCTTGAGGTTGCATGAGCCCCAAACTCCCAGGCCATTTGCTCCCTGGTGTCAACTATTATTGTGAATTCATCTTTATGTTTCATTTTTTCTGTTGATCTCTGTATTTTTTGCTCTTGCTGATGGCTCTGTTTACAACAGTTTTAGCAACAGCTTGTACCCAGGGAATCTTTCTCTTTTCGCATTCATCTTTGAGCCAACCTAGTATCGTATCCATATTATCTTCGCACCACTCAATGCCTTTTCTGTTCATTTCCAGAGCATGACGCTTACAGCTGCATGTAGGAGAGCTTTTAATACCTATGGCACTAAACATGCTCGCAAGAATAGAACCTGGGCCATATGGTTCATCTTCCAGGCTTCTGGGGAATTGGTTTTGCAGATAAGACTGCATATCTCCTCTTGATAGTTCACGAAGTCGTTCATTCGCCATGTCTTTTGTTATGTCTTTTATGGATGTGTAGTCATCTCCCATGAATAGCATTGTGGATTGTGGGAAATTTTTAATGCTTACATAGTATTGTTTTTCAATAGGATTATCAATATAGATCATTTCTAGGGTGTCTAGCACTAAAGGATCTGGTGAGACCACCTGTTTTGTGTTTTGGTCTGTGTATTTTGGTCTGTATAGTGTAATTGTCTTATCTAGTTTCATTTTTTTCTCCTTATGATATCTGCTAGCATTTTTATATAGTGTTCTTCGTTTCCTGTAATCATTTCGTGGTGTTGTCTACAAAGTGTTATTCCATTGTCCAAGTGATATCTAAGTCCTGGGTAGTCTTGCCATTTTAAAATATGATGTACCTGTATTTTGTTTTTTGAGCTGCAGTTTGGAAATTGACAACAATATTTGTCTCTGGCTCTAATCTTTTGTCTCCATTCTTTGTATTGAGGGTCTGAATAGTCTCTTCTCATTCGTCAATATACTCTACGCTTTCGGGAGTAAGAAATGGTTGGTCAACCATGTCATCTTCATATTGGTGATTTTCATATAATGTTTGTCTTGCCTTTTCTGTAGCCATTTCAAGAATTGCCATTTCTCTGCCTTCTTTCTCGCGTATAGCCTCATCGTCAAGCATTCGGATAAGACCGACCCAACTGCTCTTTCCGTCTTCTATTCTTTTGATTCGCTGTTCTCTTGTTGCCTTAAGGTCTTTACCAATTTTTTGTTGTTCGCCAAGAAGTTTAGTATACTCATTAGTATAGCTTGCAATGCTGTTTCTGGCAAAATTTAATTGTGTTTCAAGATTGGCTAGCTTGGGAGCGTCTCTTTGATCTTCCGGCTGATTATAAATACTGTCTACTTCTTTTTGTAGTCTTTCTGTTTCAGCTATGTGTCTTTTTCTTTCTTTCATTGATCGGTTGATCAGAATGTCGATAGTTATATACTGTTTGATCTGTAGTTCTTCTGCAGGTAGTACGTCTTCTCGGAATTGCTTTACCAGTCCTATCCATGTGTTTTCAAAATAATCCAGCTCTCCTGAGTCTTGGTCAAACTGCCTAACGATTTCATTCCAGAATGTTTTGGCGTGTAGTTTAATTTTTAGGTTTTGGTCTGTTATGTTTTCGTCAGGATCAAAACTGAGATTGTTTTCTGTTACAAATCTTTCTATTGGTTTCTTTGTTCTGTTTAGGCTGTCTGCTATGAGATCAAGACTCATTGAGCCTATATTATCACGAATGAAATTCATCTCTATCGTGCTGAGAGCTCCTCGCTTTTTTCTCATGATATAATTTCCTTTATTTTCTGCTTTAGAATCCTGGCTTGATTTTTCAGGACTTTGCTTCCTTGTTTTATCTTTAGATATATTTTCCGGTGTTCTCCGGTTAGTTGTTCATCTAGAATAGCAACTATTTCTCTTGTTTCTTCGCATACTGAGCCTTTATTGATTTTTTGAGAATACTCAGTGATCTCTTCTATTGTATTGAGATACATCAAGTTTTTTTTGGTGTTGTTTCTGTTGAACCAGCGAGCATAGAGTTCGCAGTCAAGTTTTTCATAGTATTTGGTGCAGTCAGACGATGAGTCTGCGCACTGTGCGTCTTGAAAAGGACATCCTGTACAAGGCTTGTTTGGCCTTTGATAATTGTCTCGCTTGAAATTAAATAGGCGGTTTCTTACGTGAGTCCATAGAAAGTTTTCTAAAGGTCTTTTATGGTCATAGTTTTCCATGCCCTCAATAGCAAAGATGCTTATTTGTTGTCGCATGTCTTCTATTTCGTGATATCCAAACTTGAATTTGTAGGCGAGTTTTTTGGATATGATTTCTATGGTATCGAGAAGCTCTTGTTCTGATATCTCTTTATTCTTGATCCTCTTCCTTTTTCTCTTCATAAGCCTTGATTGTTTCTGTTAGGTTTTTGTCTTGTTGTTTCAGATCTTTGTCTATATCAAGATCATGAGAAGCTGTTGTTTTTAGCTCGCTAGTTGACCTAATAATTCTGATATCCATTGTTTTAACTCCTTGTTTTACTATTATAGTAGATAGTATCTATTCTTATGGCAAGCTGGGAGTAGGAGTGCTACCACTTGGAGTAGGCGTCGGGCTTGTGCCAGGTGTGCTCGGGGTGGGCGTGGAACCACTAGGAGTGGGAGTTTGAGAAACCGGTATTGGAGTTGTTGAACTAGCTGGAGAAGTTGGGGCCGGAACAGTATCATAGTAAGTGTAAGAACATTGTTCAGTGCCTGAGTCATAGCTGGGAATGTAATCTCCATAGGCTATGCTGGAAAACAGAGTAGTGTTAGACTCTCTGTCTTGAGGTACTCTTTCTAGTGGACTAGCCTGTTCGCGAGGTTCTGTTCTGCTGACTGGCTGGTTAGAGGATAGAACCGTCGCTTCTTTAAAGTCTGATCTTTTGATTATCTGTAATCCGAATGATACTATCATGGTTTTTACCTTATAAGAAATATTCCTGGATTAGTATAGCTAGGAGGATTAAAACTAGCTAGTGGTTTACATACTGTTCCGAATTGGATGGGAAGAGGATTTGGTGCCATCAGATCAATTTCTGGATTACTCCATCTTTTGTTGCATGAGTCATTTACAGTTACTTGTATCTGTCTTGCGATTTTATTCATCGTCTCTGATACCTTACTAGCCCAGGATGGACATGGGTTAGGCTCTTTTAGTATGGGAGTATCTGGACATTGCTTCTCCCATAAATCATTGTCCCCGTTTCCTTTGTCTCTGCATTTTTTGTATTCTTTATAAATGTCGATGAATCCTTCGATTTCGAATTTTTCCTTATATTTCCATCGCCATAATGCTCCTCTTTTCTCCAGCATAGGAAGTTTCATAAACACTTTGAAAAGAAGATTGTCTAGCGGAACATTTGGGTGGTTGTTTATGCACTGACCGAGCGCGGTGTTGATGTTGCAGAATATAGATGCTAGGTTTTTTGTTTGTTCATCAGTAAAACCCTCACAACATGGATTCTCTCTAAGAAACTCAAGCATCTCTGGGTTAAAAATATTGTCTGGGTTTGTTTGGAGAGGTGGTGCTGCCATTTTATTTACCTTGTGAGAAATGGGTTTGATATTCTGGTAGGTTCGCTCTGTCTGCCCATATTGTTTCTGGCGAGAATTTAACATTACCGTCGTATGTTTGAGCGAGTTGTGACTCGTTTGGTATCATGACGCCGCTTTGTGACTCGAAATGTATATTTCCGCCAACAAGGAAATATGTGGTATTTTTGTACATTTTATTCTCCATAGTTACAATGTTTCTAGTTTCATATACACCTGAATCAATAAAAAAATATTACTCCCCAACCTTGTAGTTTAGGTAGTACATTATAGTTTGTGGTGTCTTATTATGTTTGAATGTCCTCTTGGATTTTTTACCTTCACCTATATATTAAAATGTATTATAAAACTACCACCCCCTATGATGGGGGGTCAAGACCGCGCCCCACCCCCCTGCAGGGGGGGTATACCACTAATAGGGGGGTATCCCAGCAAATCCCGTACCAAAGTTTTGGCATGAAAGTTGCTATAAGCAAAACCTGTGCCAAATCACCAAAAAAAATAATCTGAAAAAATCTGAAAAAAACACTTGACGGTTTCAAGTCCAGAGTCTAGAATGTCGATATAAGGAATAAGGAAAACGAAACCAAAGGAATCAGAATCATGACCGTCTATCTTGTTTTTCTTCGTGGCTGGGAAGACAACAATCTGGAAGCCGTCTACGCTTCGCGGGAGGAAGCCCAAGCGCACGCGAACAAGTTGAGCGTGATCCATGAGAAGTTCGGGCTTGATGGGGTGGTGGAAGAAAAAATCGTGATCGGGGGTTGACACCACACGAAACACTTGATAGACTAGGGAAAACCAAAGGAAAGAAAAATGAGAATCATCAAGATTGAAAACGTGAATGTGCTCGTCAGCAATAGCAACCGGGTGATTGCTTTTCAGTACCCCGGTACTGATGTTGGAAGCCAAGACCCTCTGAAGGTTCGCAGTCTCCAACTGATTGTGGATCGGATGTTCAGTACCAAAGAGGAAGTTCTCGGTGGCTGAACAAACGTTCAGTAAGGAAGGAAAGAAAATGGCAAACGAGTTCATCAGGAAAGTGTTTTTTGAGAATGGATGGGGCGTATCTGTGGTAAGCCATGAGCGATCCTATGGTGGTGCCCAAGGTTTGTTTGAGGTGGCCGTGATTGACCACGACGAGGAAATCAGGTACGATAGCGGTATCACGCCCGATGTGATTGGGTGGCTAGACTTTGCTGGCGTGGCTGATATAATGGTGCAGGTAAAGGGTCTTCCTAAGAGAGAAGGGTATGAGAATGGATCGGCAAGATGCTGAGTTTCTGTTGATAGTGTTTGTCTGTACAGTAATCGTGGTAAGCGTGTTCTATTCCTACACACCTATACCTACGTTCTAGTGTACAGGTGTACACTGGTGTACATTTGTACCACCTAACCCAGCCGCCTATACGGGCGTACACTAAGGGGAACACACCCCTCTCCAGGGGGGTGGGCCGCGGCCGCGACCCCCCATAAGGGGGGTGTCCTAGCAAACCGTGTGCCAAACTTTTGGCATGGGATTTGCACTAGCAAAAGGCGTGCCAAACACGAAAAAAAAATAATCCGAAAAATCTTTGGAAAAAGTGCTTGACGCTCTCAAGTCTAGCGTGTAGAATGTCGATATAGTTGATAGGAAAGAAACCTCAAAGGAACCCAAGCAATGGCATACATGATCAGCATCAACGCTTCCGACCGCTTCCAGATTGGCGACCGTGTGGAGTGGACCTCCAAGAGTGGCAACCCCTACTCTGGCACGATCACCCGTATCCGTGAGGATCGTTCGGAAGACCTCTACCAAAGGGGGGCTTTGGTTACGGTGGAAGTGTCGGAAGGTGTGTTCCGTAACTTCTACGAAAACGAAGTGGACGCCCACCACCTCGTCTGAACAGGTGTTCAGTATTGACGGCCTAAAAAAATCTGGTAGACTCTAAGCATACCCAGGAGATTGAAACAATGGATTGGATGACCAGTGAAACCGAGTACCGTGAGTGGTGCGAGTTGTCATGGGAAGACCGCAAGGCCCGATTCTGCGATGGGCTGTTTGTTGGGATTGCCATCCCATGCGACAAGTCTACTGCCGATGGTGGCACGATCCGCAGTGAGAAGGTTTTGAAGTTCTCAAAGTCGGCTCTCCGCGAGATGAGAGAAGAGGAAGACCGCAAGCGTGAAAAGCGTGAACACCTGAACAGGCTTGCAAAACTCACCGCCTTCTATCACAACGGAGGCATTGAGAGGGAAGAATCCCCCTTTGAGGGGGTGTGAACAAGTGTACACTAGTGTACAGATGTACATCCTAAACTAGCCGCCTATACGCGCGTACACTAAGGGGAACACACCCCTCTCCAGGGGGGTGGGCCGCGGCCGCGACCCCCCATAAGGGGGGTGGCATAGCAAATCGTGTGCCAAAGTTTTGGCATGAGATTTGCCCGAGCAAACCCTGTGCCAAACCGGAAAAAAATAATCCGAAAAAAATCTCAAAAAAAACTTGGCCCAAGGGGTTGACGCGTGCCGATATACTCTGTAGAATCGAAGCATGGAAAGCAACATCACCCAAAGGAACGAAGTCATGAGCAAGTTTGACAGCAACGTGCAGTGCGAGGAAACCTACCGCTTTGAGATTGTCCACACGTCCGGTTGCTGCGGAGCCTACCTGACTGACGGTGAGGCAGAGCACGAACTGTGCCCGGAGTGTCGCGACCACTGCGAAGTGATCTGTGAAACCGTCCCCGTTCAATACTGCTAGGGGTTGACGGGACCAAAAAAATCTGATAGACTCCAGAGACACCCAAGGAAACCAAAAAATGTTCAGCATCCCGCAAAACGGCCCCTACTTTGCCGCGACCCTTGAAACGCTCACGACCCGCCAGATTGGCAACCTGATGGTCCAGGCTCAACACGACTTGGATCGTGCGACGGGCCTGAGCCATCGTGAGATTCTCCGCGAGTTGATCCGCGAGTGTGCCGGAGAGTATCATGCCCGAGAATATCCCGCTTGTGAAACCCACTGATCGTTTGTTCACTTTCTTGAAAGGAAGAAAAATGGAAAGCCCGTTTGAGATGAGCCCCGAAGCGTTTGAGCGTGTTTTGAAGTCTTTTGAGGAGATTGCAGTGCTGGACGATTGTTCACCAGAGCCAGAGGATGCCGATTGGGATGGGTTTGACGATTTAGACCTTGACGATGGGCAGCCAGACGAGTACACTGAGTGGCAGGACTACATGGGTGGGGATGACTGGGACCACGGACAATACGACGAATACTAAACATATGTACACTGTTAGGCCGTACACCAACCGGACGAGGGGGCCTCCCCCTCTTTCGGGGGGTGGGCCGCGGCCGCGACCCCCCAGAAGTGGGGTTCCAAAAAAATCTTCTAAAAACCTAAAGGTTGGGGTTGACGCTTGCCGATGATAAGTGTAGGACAAGTGAACTTTCAATGGAGTGAACAGATGAACAGTTTTGTTTTGGCTTTCAGTCTGCTAGGCTATGGGGTTGGGTTTGAGGGTGTGGATGGGGACAAGGTGTACATCGGTACATATACCCCCCAAGCGGAGTATGGTTGGGTGGTGCAGAATGGAGAGATTCGTTTGGATGTTGAGATCCAAAAAAACCAAAAAGATTTTTCAAGTTGGGTGTTGACAAGTGACGATGAGAGTGTAGAATAGGGGCATAGTCAGGAACGATAACCCAAAAGGAAAAGAAAAATGACAAAGTTTGAATCCCCCGCTTATGGCCTTGGCTTCAATCGTAAGACCTGCAAGATGGAAGCGGTCAAGTATACCCATGTGACCGACACTCATCTGATCGGATACGCTTTGACTCTGGCAAGCAACAAGTCGCTCCGACCCAGCCGAAGCAAGAAGCGACACCACAAAGATTGGATGCCCGTTTCCCGCAAGGAAGTGATCAAGTTTCTCAAGACCCAGGGTTGACGCCAGCGATTTTACTTGATAGAATAAAAACAACACAGGAGAAAAAAGATGACAGACAACGAAGCAAGCGGTTGGGGTTGGATGCTCGGCGGTCTTTTGTTGGTTGGTGGTTGCGTTTCGGAGATGACAGGTTGCAACGATGTTTCTCCGGAAGACGCTGCCCGATACAATGCACGCTGGACGATTCAAGAAAATCTGAAAGACCCGAGTTCGTTTGAGTTTGTGTCAGAAGAAAAAACCGAACTTGGTTGGGTGGTCACATATCGTGCCAAAAACGGTTTCGGTGCAACTGTAACCGAAGAGGCTCTTGTGACCCCTAGCGGTACAATCATTCACTAGTGAACACCTGACACCTACCCTGACGAGGGGACAACCCCCTCCGAAGGGGGGTGGTGCGCGGCCGCGACCCCCCTAATGGGGGGTATCGCCATTCATCCCCCAGAAGAGTAGTGTACAAATGTACATCCTAAACCAAGCGGAGGCGTACGCAAGCCCATAACACCCAACAGAGCACTAGATTTTTTCTCAAGTGGGGGTTGACAAATGCCGATGATAGTGGTAGAATGAGGGAAAGCAAAGGAGATAAAATGAAGGGTTATCGCCGTTACACACTGACCGAAACTGCTCTGTGGGGTTTGTTCACTCTTTATGTCTACGGCAAAACTAATCCACAAGAACCCGAGCCTGTTCCAACGGCAAAGGAAGACTTGGGTAAAATCTGGAAGTGGTATAAGATTTTTCTTTTTATTAATCTCCCGATCGCTATTTGGACGATGATTTCATTATGGATTTTTAACTGACACATGGAGGTGTATAAAATGCTAGAAGTATTGACAGCGGTTGCGATTGTGGTAAACTTGATTCGTCCCCCACAACCGTATCCCTATCCACAACCACAACAGTATCCAACCCAACGCTATTACTATGACCAAGCGCCGCAAGAAAGAAACTATCCAACTCAATATCAAACCCCAATGGGAACTCGCAACTGGTCACAGGCAGGACAGGAAACATACCGCTATGGACAGCCGACCACGACGCCAAAAAACTCGGTCTGGCCTTGACAGGGCGTGGAGAAGAGAGTATAATATGGAATAGTATTATACTATTTACGGGATGGTGAAATGGTATCACAAGGGATTTTGGTTCCCTTTTTCTAGGTTCGAGTCCTAGTCCCGTAGTTTTCTCTTGACAAGCCGATAAGAGTTGGTAGAATGGTGAGACACAAAGGAGAAAAGCATGGCTAAAGTTGTTGTAGAGTTTAGTGG